TCGCCTTCAAGATCGATATCACCAGTAACCGTAGTATCGGTACCAGCTTCTTCAATCTGCCAGTAAGTATCGCTTGTGCTAGTATTAAATGACCAAACTGCTTGTCCTAAATAACCAGTAGCATGATTCTTACCTGTCACAATATTAGTACCTGTATAAACTACAGAAACTAAATGTGCTGAAATCTTAGTAGCATGTTCTACATAACCACCATCGGATTTTAAAGTAATAGACATTTGGCCAGCTGTTAAGTCTGCACTGTCTTTGTCAACAAGATAACAAACTGCGGCTGTGCCGTTAGAATCTGAACATTTGAATTTTTTAGTTCCTAATTGCTTAACGATATATCCAGACGTGCTAGCTGTACCGTTATGGAATTGAACCTTGATGTTGTTATTGGTGTTTGCACCAAAATATTTTTTATTGAGAGGTCTTCCCATTTGTTTTATCTCCTTTTATCAGGGAGCGTTCTAGGCTCATACGCGGCGGGGACCGCATAATCTGATATTATATTTAACAAAAAGCCCGCATAAGCGGGCTTTTGTACTTGGTAAAGTAACTTTTCGAATTAACGGAAAGATACGTTAGCAGAAGTGATCGCCACTTTGCCTAAGTAGTCAGCAGCGTTACCCAAGCTAGAAGCTGTGTTTGTCAACTCGACGTAACCGTAACGAGTTAAGAAACCAACGACTGGTTCGAATGTAGCTGGATCTAGAACAACTCCAGAGCTCATTAGAGGGATGTAAGGGCAATAGAAAGCAGCAGCGTCAGCTTCGCTTGGTCCCTTGTATCCAACCAAGATTTGGTTGTTGTCGTCTGCATCGCTTAGATAAGCGTCTACATAGATCTTCATGCTGTTGTTCAATGTACCAACAAACTTAGTGTTTGTAGGTGCTTCGAATGTGCCTTCTGTAGTACGAGCAAACGCACTAGTTGTAGCACTTTGTAGGATTGTTAGAGCCTGGTTGCTGATAACAGCCCAGTTAGCAGCACCACGACGTGTACGCTGAGCAATCAAGTTAGCAACACGGTTGATCTGAACAGCTAGAGCAGCGTGTTCGTCACCAACGAATGTAGCAGTACCGGATACAGCAGCTTGGTCGTAAGTCTGTTCAACTGTACCAAGAGCACGTAGGCTAGCTAGAACTTCTTGGTCGATTTCAGCAGTAATTTCTTGTGCTAGAGCAGCCATGATTTCTGCTTCGATGTCAATGCCGTGCATTGCTTGTGCATCTTGTGCAGCCTCAAATGTCCAACGAGCGGATAGCTTACGGCTCTTCGCTTCGACTGGAGCTTTCAAGATCTGAATGCTCATACGCTTACCAACTTGGCCTTCTAGGACCGCAGTTGTTTGGGCCTTAGGTGTTGCGTTAACTCCGTTACCAGAGTAAGCAGCAGCCAACTTGAATGGGCTTAGTGCTTCATCACCAGCAACTACGCTGTCACCAGACGATGTGTCTGCATAACGTACACGTAATGTATGGATCTGTGCAACTGGGCCAGTCATAGGTTGTACACCAACGATTTCGTTGGCAATAACTGTCGGCATAACACGACGAATTACCGGTAGAATAACGCGGTTTAGAGTCGCGATGTTACCAGTGCTTGTAGCTCCTGCTGTTGCAGATTCAGCCAAGTACTTACGAGTGTTCTCTAAGCATACGCTCATAGAAGACTTGCGGTTACCTGATAGGCCTTCAAGCAGAGCTTCTTTGGTCTCTGACCATCTTTCATTTAATAATTGTGACATTTATGTCTCCTTGAATTTAAATTACTTTAGACCCGCGAGTTTGCGGATATCTAAAATGTTATCTAAGCCTACCTGTGGCTGTTTTGTTTCGCGATCTCCAGTTACTTCAGTGCTTTCAGAAAGCATTTCTTTAGGCTGTTGTTTAGCCTTTGGTGCAACTTTCTTCATGCCTTCCATTACTGCTGGTAGGTATTTGTCAAATGATTCATTCAGTTTTGCAGTCTGTACAGACTCTAGCAATTCTTTCATGATCTCTCTTTTGTCAGCACTTAGGGGTGCTAACAGTTCTGCCATTACTTCTTTACGAGCAGCAACATCTCGGGCAACACGAATTTCGCGGTCCTTAGATTCTACTAACTTTGTCTTTTCTGTAGCGGCATTTTTTGCTTCAGCAAGCTCTTGCTCTTTCTTTTCGATAACTCTTAACAATTTGTTTGTTTCAGATTTCTCGTTAAGATAGCTTGTGCTATACTCTTGTGCAAATGCTTCAAATAAGCGGCGTCCAAATGCGTTAGAACGAGCACTATCGATGTCTTCTCTCAACTGAGTGATTTCAGACTTCAATGTCTTAGTGACTGTGTTCTCTACAATTTCGGAACTACGCTTGATAAATCTATTCTTGATCTCATCAAATTTAACTTTGGCTTCACTTACTAGCTTAACTCTCGCTTCGGCTAATTCACGTTTGTCCTGTGCAAATTCGTTGATTTCACGTGCTAAAGCTGTTACAATGAACTGCTCTAACTTAGTAAAATTCTCAGAGACCTTTTGACGATCACTTTGGAATTCCACCAATTCTTTTCCAAGCTGACTTAGAACGAAAGACTCTAGTACTCTAGCGTCTCCGGACATTTTCTGGTGATATGCAACCTTAGCTTCCGCTAATGCTCTTTTATCGCCAGCAAGTTCAGCCATTTCTACGGCCAATCTCTCGCTAACCATCTTGTCGAGTGCTTCAACCATAACAGTCTTATCATGACTGTATTTTTGAGCGAACTCTTCACGAAGTTCAGCAGTTAATTGGTCGCGATTCTCTTGGATCTTCTGATTAAATGCAGTTTCAATCGAAGACTTGACGTCTTCTGACATTACACCACTCTCGACCAGCTGTTTGAATGCGTCCAACATTGCTATGTCTCCTTAGGGTTTTAACCCATTAATAATATTAAGCATCGCCTCGCGGAGATACTTCTGTGCCTTCGGATCTTCTTTAACCTCTTGCCCCACCCTAAACGCTCTAGATCCACCGCGACTATTCATCAGGTGTTCGTAGATTGGTGTAGGATAAGCTCCCGGAGCACTAGGCTGAGCAACAATATCAACCGTAATGATTTCAAATTCTGCTACTTCGCCAGTGCTGTCATTGACATTTCCGCTGCCACGACTAGATACGCCAAGTTTTACGCCTGCTTCGAGCATAGTACGAATTAAATTGCCCATTGGTGTAGGTAAGATTTTCATCTTACTGTAGCCATTAGGACCGTCCATCCACATATCAGTAATCATGTGTGACACACGGTCCAAATTTACTTTTAAGTCATCAGGATGATCAACTTCACCTAATACCGAATACCCGTTTTGAATCTGGTCATTTAGAGTCTTTACAGCGTTAGTAATCTCTGAGACAGGATAAACCCGCTGATTTGCATTTCGAATGCCGCCTTGAATGGAGATGCCTTTTAGATAAAGGTTCTTCCCGTCCTTGTCGTCAGATTCTAAGACTACTCTAGCCTGGTCAAAACTTAGGTTTTCTCTTAGGTATTGAATTTGTCTCATCCTAAATTCCTATTATTGCATACGGTCCGCTGGGGATCTAGTATTCACAGCACCTGTTTGAGCTGCTTTACCGCCGGTAGCTGCACCAACTGGACGGCCTTCACCGCGTTGACTCTTACCTTCAGCTCCGTGCCCTGCACTGTTCTTACCGAATGCATCACCTTTGTAGCCGCCTGGCTTGTTCAAGTGATCTTTAGTGAACTCACCTTTTTGTCCACCAACTAGGCCTTCTCCGCCTTTGATACCAGCTTCTCCGCCCTTACCACCTAAGATGTTATGTGCAGATGCTGTTGTTGTTGGGCGTCCTTTTGGATTTTGCAATCCTACGCTCTTGGTGTTTGTTCCGCCTTCTTCGCCCTTGCCTTTTTTATCAGCACCGTGGCCTGCAGAAACAGTTTCTACGTATTCACGCATAAACTCTCCGCCTTCTTCGTCGTCGGCTTCCTCGCCTTCTTCGTCGTCGGCTTCTTCGTCGTCAGCTTCTTCTTCGTCATCGCCACCAAACATGTCATCATGTGCTGGCTCGCCTTTTTCATCAGCCATTAAAGCTTCAAATTCAGACTTTAGTTGTTCTAATTCTGATTCTAGATCAGAAATACGTTGTTCTTCAGAACCTTCGCCTTCAGCACCAAGGTCGCCGTCCATGCCGTCCATGTCGTCCATGCCACCTTCGTCGCCCATAGCTTCTGGGTCTTCGATATCAGATACAAAATTGTCACCAGCGTCGCCGCCGATTTCAAGTGTAGTTTCTTCTTCTAAATCATCGCCCATAGATTCGTCCATTTCCTCATCTGAGTCCATGGCTTCATCCATCTCTTCATCTTCCTCCGCTTCCTCAGCGATCATATTTTCATAAATTTCTCTAGACTTCTCTACAACGATTTCGTGGAATAATTCATTCGCCTTATCCATTTCCTCGTTGACTAGAAGATCTAATAGTTGTTCAAACTTGTTAGACATTGCGGGTTTCTCCTTTAATTAGATTGGCAAGGCTGTCGATGTATTTACAGCCAAGATGTAATAGTTATATGAAATAGGCCAAAAACGGTCAGTTCTTGACAAAGACAGGCGAATAATTGCCCGGAATGAAGTGTTCAACAGAAATATTTATTGATTAGATAGGTTAATTATCTGTACAGTTTACATTGCAGCCGCAGCTTCTGGAGGAGGTGCTGCATACATAATCTTAACAAACTCTAAATGTTCTTTCTGTTCTTTTTCTCTAGAGTCTCCTGCTTTTCTTAAATTATTAATCATTCCTAACGTTAGTCTAGTCTTACGTAAGTCTTTAGACTTAAGAATGCTGATATTATCTTCGAGAGGATTATATCTGTCATCCTGAGACATGCCTTCGTTTTGTTTAAAATAGATGAATTCATTAAGTAGCATGTTGATATTTATCCAAATTATGCTGCGGGAGGAGTTTGTGCAGGTGCTGTTCCAGCAGCAGGTTGTCCGCCAGCGGCTTCTGGACCGCCTGGCATTCCTTCAGGTGCTTCGCCTGACTGCCCTAATGCACTTACATCACCATCCATTCCGCCTCCTGTAATGCCTGCACTACGAAGCTCTGCATTTGCATTAGGTGCTTTTGCACTTAATCCGTTTTCTTCTTTCCATAGCTCTTCGTTTTCTGCCATTTCTTCTTGACTTAGTCCTAAGAATCTCTTCAGTGCAAAGCGTTTACTGATATGCGGGATTGCAACAATACTGCCAAAGCTGGCAATACGGGCAGTGTCCATTTCAGTTTGACGATAAGCAGCAAAGTTTTGAGGAGGATTAAATTGTAATTCAAACACGTTAGGATCAAAATTGATACCTTTACGCTGCATGTAGCCTTTGAATTCTAAATCAAATACTTCATTTAAATTACTTTGGAGTCGTTCGCAATACTTGTTGAATCGCAATTCTTGGATGTAGGCTGTTCCAACTCGACCATCATTAAAGCTAGATCCTCCATCGTCAGGCCCTGTAGGAAGATAACTTGAAGGTATGCGTAGAGCACGAAACAACTTATTAGTAAAATATCTAAGATCATCAATCTCTCCTAAGTTAGTACCGCCTGGAAGAATCTCAACTTTACTACCGCGACCTTCTGAAGTCTGCGGGAAAAAGTAATCTTCGTTGATACTTAACGGGTTGTAGCTACTGTCAATAACAGTCTGTCCACCTCCAGTAACTGAAGGAATTCGTCGCTGATTAACTTCGTTTTTAACACGCTCAACAAAAGACATAGCAAGGTGACTTGGCATATTACCAACGTCAATATAAAATACTCTACGTTCTGGAGCACGTTGAACACGATAGATAATGATAGCATCTTCTAGTAATTCTTTTTGTTTATAAACTTTAAAGATACTTTCTAATAAACTATTTCCAAACGGAAAATTATTATCCATACCTTCACTCATTGACAAATGCACAACATGTTCTGCATCAATTGCCCATTGAGTTTGATTAACTCCAAAACGATTTCCAATGTTTGTTGGATACGTTCCTGTCATGCCTTTAGCACCGCCACCACCACCTGAGTAAGGAGTTGCTGGGCCAGAGTTTGTTGCACCTGGAGCAATTTGTGTAGTACTTAGGTTAACAAAGTTAGGATTTAAATCACGAATAATATACTGCTCGGGCTCCTTGCCTTCGCTTTCGTTAACAATAATTTTGTCAACTTTGCCCGGATCTACATACATCCAAGCATTAGTTTCTGGGTCACGAATAAAGAAACTGTCGCCGTATTTGAACGCATTACGAACAATTTTAAAAATACGATTCTGAAATTTATTCAACTTAGTCCACTGTTGCAGATACTTTTTAATGATCTTAATTTCAGTAGGCGTTGCTTGATCTTTGAAGAAAACTTCAAACGGTGTTCCGTTGTCTTCGTTTAATTGTGTGCAAAATTCTGCTAGAATGTCCAAGGCAGCATTAACTTCACTGTCACTGTCCATAGTATCGTATTGGCCGTAACGCTCTAAACGATTAGGGTGTCCTGAATAAACATCCGGAAGATAAGAGCTGTAGTTTAATCTACTGCCAGTTGGACGCTCACCTCCGCCACCACTTATTGGACTCATTGTTCCGGATGTATTAACCGGTGTAAAGTATTTTTTCCAAGACATAATTAAATTAATAGATTCCCGTTTAGGCCTCTGATAGCATCTAAGTTTCTTCTAGAGAAATCTGTACTATCACGCAGGTAGGCTAGCATTTGTGCTGTTTGCTTATTTAACTGTTGCATCTCTGTTAACAAATCTTTAGAAGGTGAATCAGTTGCTGTGTCTGTTTTGGTTTCACTTTTCCCAAATATCGAATCTTTAATGCTAGTAAACATATCTTCAGAAGATGAAGATTTGGTTTTTTCAGGACTCATCTGTTGCATTGCTGCTGCAAATGAACTTAATTCATTGGATATAATTGCTTTGAAATCTGGCATCTTCATGTCTAGATTAACAGGAAGTTTACGCCCATCTGGCAAAGGCACTACTGCTTCTGTGCCGTGCAAGTTTGCCATGTAACCAGATTTTGGTCCTGAGGCAACACCGCCATCTGCAAAGCTGCCTGCACTGTAATCCATACCATCTGCACTAATGGGATTTCTTGATTGATAGTCTGCGTTAGATGCGTCCCTTGCAGCTTTGTCCTTCTTGCCATCTCCAAATAAACTAAAACTATCCCAAGCCATTTGCAATAGTTTGCCTAATCCTTCTGCAATTTGTTTTCCAACTTTTTCTCTACCTTCTGGAGAGAATAAGTCTTTAACAAAATTTACCACCATTCGCAATCCTTCTTTAATTGCTGGCATGTTGTCTTTAGCAAACTGCATCATTTCTTGTGCTAAGTTTTGCATAATTGGAGTTAACTCTTTTATAACAGGCATCAACGCTGCCATTAACTCCGCACCTAAGTTTTTAAATGCTTGCTCAGATTCTGCTGCGGCTGCGGCAGTACTCTTCTGTCTTGCTTCTTGACTTGTAGCAATATCTGTTTGTAGTTTATCAAAATCTTCAGCTGATTTAATCTGCTTACTGTTTAACATGTTGGCGTTCTTCTGTGCCTGCATTGCAGTTTCTGCCATAGCACCGCCCGTCATACTCATTGCAGCCATCTGTTCTTTGCCAAGATTTTTAGCATCTTGAGCACTACCAATTACTGCTTGACTGTATGACTTGTTTACATCTTTAAGACCTTTACTAGTATCTTTAACAGCATTGCCCATGTCACTAACGCCCTTTGCAGCGTTAGGTAGTAATGCTGTAAAGTTTTGTGCAGCTTCGGTCATTGGGGGCAATCCCATCAACTGAGATTTCAATGCGTCTGCTGCACCTTTACCGCCTACTGCTAGTGCGTTTTGCATAGCCGCTGTAGCTTTTTTACGACCTTCTTCATCTAAAGTCTGTAGATAAGATTCGTATGCTGCGTTTGCTGTTGCTTCTTGTAAAGCCTTTTCTTGTTGCTCTCTACTCTGTCCGGTTATGCTAGCTAGCATATCTAACTGAGTCATGTAAGCACCGGCACTTGCTGCCAATGCTTTGGTATTTTTCATTTCTTCAGAAGTTCTACCACCAGTTATCTTTAAGTAGTTTGCAGTACTACCGTTAATGTCATCAATAGAATAACCTAAAGCACGTAAATTTTTACCAACATCACTATTACGAATATCTTTAGATAAGTTAACAAAACTCCTAGCACCAGCATCAGCAGTTGATCCCATCTGTGCAAACAATGTAGAGTTATTTTTAACAATAGCACCAAAGCCTTCTAGGGTAGTTCCCATTTCTAAAGCAGTTAATCTAATGTCGGCTAACTCGCCTCCTAAATTTACACCTGCTTTGGTAATTTGCCGATATGCCTCTAACTCAGCTTCCTGCATCTGCATCAGCTTTTCAAACAACCCGGCCACTACTCCAATAACTGGAAGGTCTTTAAATGCACCAAACAAGTCACTTACTTTGCCTTGTCCGTCTAGCATCTTTCCAGCAAGATCCATTAAGTTCTTGCCAGTTTGAATACCACCTGCTACAATATCGCCAAGTACACCGCCTAACAGCATAGCACCTTTTGATAATCCATTCATTACCGTGCCGAAGGCTTTACCTGCTACTGCACCTGCCTGACTAGCAACTCCGGTTTGCTGTAAGCCTTTGTTAGCTGCGGCAATAGCCTGAGGGTTAACTCCGGCCTGACCTGCGGTTCCTGATAATTTTGAAAGTGCAGACTGCTGCCCTTTTAAGGCCGCCAAGATATCTTTTAAGGTCGCTTCTGTGGCTGCATTATCTAGTGCAACATCTTGATCACCTATTCTACCAGTTACGTCAGCCATTGTTATTTTCCAGGATTCTATGCGTATATAAATAATACACAGAGTTTTACTAGATTATTTATCGGAGAATCGAAACATGGTTACACCACACAAAATTGCCCCAAACCCATTAATGGCACAAATGCGTCAGCCAAAAATTTATATTCGCTTGCCCAGCAACGGAGAGTTTTGGGAAAACGGTGCACTGGAGCAAACTGAAAACGGTGAGTATCCGGTGTTCTCGATGACTGCACAAGACGAGTTAAAACTAAAAATTCCAGACGCACTGATGAACGGTCAAGCGGTTGTTGATGTAATTCAGCATTGTGTTCCTAACATTAAGAATGCATGGGCAGTTCCTAACATCGACATGGATGTATTGTTGATTGCTATTCGTATTGCTACCTATGGTGAGAAGATGAGTGTACCTATTAAACTTGGTTCTGACGTTGATTACGAGTATGAATTAGATTTGAGAGTAGTCGTTGATCAGTTAATGCACAACATTGCATGGGATCCTATTGTACCTATCAATGAAAACTTAATTGTACATGTTCGTCCAATTACCTATAAGACTATGACACAGGGTGCCCTACAAACTTTTGAAACTCAAAAGATTATTCAAATTGTCAATGACGAAAGCGTAGCAGAAGAAGATAAAATTAGGATCTTCAAAGAAAGTTTTGCTAAACTTAACAAGCTGACTCTAGGAGTTATCACAGAGTCTATCTTTAATATCGAATCTTCGGGTGGTGGAACTAGTGATCGTAAACACATCCAAGAGTTTATGGACAATGTGGATAAAGAAATCTTTGATAAAGTCAAAGGACACATCGATATCCTTAGAGAGCATAACTCTATCAAACCTTTAAAAATCAAAGTCACTGACGAAATGAGAGCTATTGGAATCACTGATGAAGAAATTGAAGTTCCGTTGAACTTTGATCCATCAAATTTTTTCGGTTAAGGCTTTTGTCTCTTAGCTTAGAAGAAATTCAAAAGCTAAGTGAGTCGATGGAGAAGGAGGCAAAAGCCTTAAAGAATCAGATCTATCAGATGATGTGGTTTATGCGTGGTAGCATAACTATATCTGAGGCTTTTGAACTTGAGAGTGAAGACTTAGAGATTATTGGTAGGATTATCAAAGACAATCTCGAAACTACCAAAAAAACAAGATTACCGTTCTTTTAAATTACTTGTCCTAAGAACTTGCTGTAGAATTCTACACTTTCACGCATTACTTTGTTCGGTATAGCGTTTCCTTGGGCATCAAATCCTCTGTAGTTTGGACTTCCACCTACGTAATCTTTAAATCCAGATCCTGTTTGTGTTGCAGTTGTTTTACCTGCTTGACGCTGGCCTTGTAGTTTAGCTTTTAAAGCGGCTTGTTGTGCGGCAGTCATTTTGCCACCTGCTGGAGGAGTTGTACCTGTCGGTGCAGGTGCTGTTCCTGCTGCCGGAGCAGCGGTTGCGTCTGGTGCAGGATTAGGTTCACCGGTGTCTGGATTAAAACCATTTGGTGCTGCCGCTTTACCTGCTGCACTATTCTGAGCCATCATAGTAGGGTTAGCAACTCCTGTTTGCGGATCGTACGCAGGTTCTTCAGCAGGTGCTGCTGTTTGGCCTGCTGCTGGAGCGGCTGGTTCTTGAGCCGGAGTAGAAGCAATTGATTTTTGTAAATCAGTTACTAGTTGTTTCTTGCTAGCAGGATCTAATTTGCTAATAGTTGCTTTGAGTTGATCTAAGTTGCCGCCCGGTTGTCCAGCTGCTGCTGGTGCTGCTGTTGAAGTTTGGCCTGCTGCTGGTCCTGCATCAGTTGGAGTGGTGCCGCCTGCTGTAGCCGGAGCACCGGATGGGCCTGCTGCTTTACCTGCTGCTGCTGGTGCTGCTGTTGCACCTCCACCGCCTCCTGGTCCTGCAGGAGCCTGTGCTGCCGGTGCAGTGGCTGCTAAATTCGAAGCTGGTGCTGTGGCTGCTGCTGGATCATCTCCTGCTGCTGCAACACCTGCTCGGCCTGCTTTAAAACCTTTTTTAGCTGCATCCCATGCACCTGCTACGCCGCCTGCTACTGCACCTACACCTTTTGCTACGGTTCCTACTGCATTGCCTGCCATAGATCCTAACTTGTTTAACATCGGACCTTCTTCAATAGGTTCACGAGTTTCGACTAATTCTATAATTTTCATATGTGTTTCCTGATCACGCTTGGGCGTAAGCTAAAATTTCTTTTTGTTCAGCAGCACTTAATTTTGCAATCTGTGCTAACAATTCCTGTATATTTACCGTTTCGCCTGCAGGGGCTGCAGAACTAACTTCAATTCCTAGATCAGTAAATGCAGTTGCTACCAATTGCTCATCAACTCCTGCACTGACTAAAATCTGTTTGATTTCTTCGCTGTCTGTAGGACTTCCTGCTTTAGTCCACGCTTTTTCTAACTTGCTAGCATCTACTTTGTTGCCCGTGATGCCAAACAATTCGTTTAGTTGTGCTCTGTTTAAGGACTCTGCTACCGGTGCAGGTGCTGCTGGCGGTGTTTCCCCTGCTCCTGCTGCTGCTTGGCCAGCACCGGCTGCACCCACAGTTGATGCTACCTTAGTAACACCTTTGATCCATTGTAGAAGACTATCATTATTAAAAGCAACTTGTTTAGCTGCATCTAACGTTGCTTTGATACCGTCTTTATATTCTTTACTTTGTATAACCCTAGCAATATCTTGAAGTTGATTAAACCCTTCAACTTCTCCGTTCTGGATTAGATTCATTGCTGCACGAACTCCGCTTGCTTCTTCAGGATTAACAGCAACTTTAAATCCTTGGACCATTTCAGTCATTTCCATACCAAAACTTTTTAAAGTTTTAGTAGCTCGGTAACTGACTTCTTCAATACCTGTGTCGCCTAATGGTATTGATTGTTCTCTCATACCGGCCAACCAGCCGCCTATCTTAGCTAATGTTCCAGCAGTTAACCCAGCTACTATACCTGCGGTTGCACCACGTCCGATAGCTGTACTGGCTTTCTGTCCTTTTAATAAACGATCAGCAATGTTAATAATACCAGTAGCAATACCTGCACCCGTACCTACAGCAAGAGCACCTGCACCAACACCGCCTGCAAGAGCAACGCCCAATGCGGCTGCTGCCGATCCTGCAATGGCCAGCAAGAACTTATGTAAGTTAGGATTGTTCTTAGCAAACTCTCCGTATTTGGCTAACTTAGCTGCTAACTCTGGATTCTTTGCAGAAATCTTTGATTTAATATCTTCAAACTTTTGATCAAATGCCTGTACAGGGCCGCTGCTTTGTAGCATACCCCCAAACTTATTAAACCAAACATCACTGATTTTATCTTTGGCACCTTTAACCGCATCACTTGCTTTGCCTAAAGTACTACGGCCAGCATTCTTTTCAATCGACGTGAACAGTTGCTTTACCTGGGCAGGATCCATTGCTACTTCGCATAGCATTGGGTGTATTTCTCTTTCCCAAGTTTCAAAGTAAGCATCACCACGACCTAGGCTTTCAAAGACACTAACTCTTTGATTGCTTTCAATCCCATCTATCCTTTTAATCAGTGCTGATATGTCCATAAGTATTTCCGAAATATTGTTGTGTATTTATAATGAGCTTACGCTCATTTGCTTCTTCGCTAACGCTCGAAGCAATTTTAGTTATATGATATATGCGTAGCATTTAAATATTATCTAGATTAATCGGTCACACTTAGCCCAGGCAAGGGCTAAGAAAAAACTGCATTATCTGAGTAGCACAGTCACATAGTGTTAGAACTATAATTGTCTATAATTAACTATAAACAACAACGTAGGCGGTTGACCGATACCTACTCGCTCTGTCTTATTTCAACGGCGGCTTACAAATATACACTATCATATTTGTAAAGCGTGGAGTTTCTGTTATTACTCCATCCTTGGGCCTTATTTTTAACTCTATTCAAACAATCAAACCGCAGGCATTTTGCGATCGTGGTCCGGTTAAGGATACTGATTGAGTGCTTACTTCAGCGGTAAGACTTCGGATCCCTGCGATGTTAGTCCAGGTTTCTACTGTTCGCCACCCGATATTAAGCCGGTGGAAGCTATAACTGAATTAAGTTGCCTTAAAGTTTGGATTTAATGTGTGAGCCATGTACACGGACTTGGATATGTCCATTGTAGTAATCGTCGGATTCTAATACTTTGCGGTCGAATTGTTCTCGGGCCTCAACGTAAGATGTTTCTGCTTTGCTTTTACAGTAATGTAATATTTCGCGGGTGAATTTGTCTTTGCCTAAAGCGTCTATGTCTTTAGATAGTTCAACGCTGGACCCGTAGTATTCCTGCCAGTCGCTGTCAATTTTACTTCTAATCTTCTTTTTCTTCTTGGTGCCGTTCTTTAACTTTACAGTCTTGTAGGTCGTTTTACTAAATTTTGCTAATTTTTTGCCGATATAACGGCGACCTGTGACTGTATTAGTGATGCAATAAACAAAACCAATACAGTCTTCAGGCAATTCTGAGACCTCAGTACTCTGATAAGTCCAGTTGTTCAATTACTTTGCTGCCTTAGCTTCCTTGCGAGCATTCTTTTCAGCAGTAATTTCGTTGCGGCGAGCCTTAACAGCCTTGCCCATTTCAGCTAACGCCTTGCGAGCACGAGTACCGGCAGCACTGTTGCCTGCTGTAAACTTTGCATCTTCTGACATATATGCATCAAATGCGGCTTGTAGTTCATTTTGTGTTGACATTTTGTTTTTCCTTAAGTTCTTTTCTTTTAGCTTTTGCTTCTTTCTTTGCCTTGAGTGAAGCCTTGTACCCAAGTCTTTGGCCTTTCAAATAAACCCTGTGGTCTCTTTGAAACTGCATTACAGCTTTTCGAAGTTGATTTAGATCATTTTCTAAAGCTATAATAGCATGCCTAACTTTCAATGCAGATGTCTGATTAGGTTTATTTTGCAAATGCATATTAGCATTATGCATGGTTACTAAATCATTTACAACCTGCTTGTATAGTTCTGTGTACTTGTTTAGCATTATGCTTCTACGTAGTCGACATTATTTGAGTAAGAGGTAAAACCGTTCTCTTTAATAACTTTTAAGACGTTGTTTACTCGTCCTACCAGCTCATCTTTGTGCGAAATCAAGTATATATTCTTACTTCTTTCACGTGCCATCTTCTTTAGAACTGCTAAACCAGACTCTACACCTGCTGCATCCATACCTGCATCGATCAATTCGTCAATGAATAACAGATTAATGTGTTGGTACAAGTTTTCCCACACATCACGGAACGCCCAGCTTAGGCTCAAGATGAGCCTATTTCGTTCACCTCTACTGAGATTATCGAAGTCTAAGTCCTGTCCTAGCTGTGTAATTTCCACATTTAGATCGTTCTGAAACACAACAGTATGTGGCAATCCCATCTTACTGATATAGTAGCTGAGTCGTTTATTCAAATGTGCTAAGTTTTGATCAATAATCTTTTTACGAATAAAGCTGTCTTTGTTTGTTAGCAGTTTTAACAAAAACTCTTGATGATCTTTTAACTTTGATAGCTCGTTAACAGTAGTCCAGTCGATTGCTTGAATCGCAGTTTTCTTTAATTCTGCAATTTGTTCATCGTAAGGATTTGTTTCTTCGGCTTTGGCTTCTAATGCACGTTCCAATGTTGCTAAATTGTTCTTATGCCCTAGTGCTTCTGCTTCGGTGTCATAGAATGTGTTGGGTTTATGCAGAGTATCCCCACTACCGATTTCAGCTAATGTCTTTTCTAGATCTCCAGAGACTTTGTCAAAGTATGCTTGTGCTTCGGACAGATGTTGCACAGCAGATGCAGCCATTTCTTCGTGTTTATGATCGTGTAGCTCTTGTTCACACGACGGGCATGTTTTGCTTTCTAACGATTCAACTTCACGTAGATATTTGTCTCTAGTCTTTTGTGCTTGTCCAACAGCTGATTCTAAAGTAGCCCGTTGTTTGTTTAAGTTACGAATCTTTAAATCGTTCTCATTCCATAGTTTTAAATTTATATGGGCAATTAGTTCAGCTTCAATGTCTACAGCTTCTAAATTTAAGATAGCTTTGCCAAGGCTTTCTAATTCATTAGTGTATTTGTTACCCCACGCTGAGCTTTTAATGATTAAACTGTCAATGCTCTTCTGAACATTTTCGTTTGCAGTTTTAATGCCCTCAATTTTATATGTTTCTGATTGAATAGAGTCTTTGACAGCTTTAACTTCGGCCTTTAATCGCTCTGCTTTTTCAGAAAGTAACGTAATACCTAGTAATTGCTCAATAACTTCTCGTTGATCAGCAGCCTTCATACTTAAAAAGGGCTCTGTATAAGTGTTAAGAGCAACTAAGTGCTTGAACATAGTATGGCTCATACCTAACAATTCTTCAATTGCCTTCTGAGTTTCTCTACTATCTCCTTGACTATCGTCGTCATCTTTAGTCTTTTGTTCTTGATTGTTAACAAAGAACTTTAGTACGTTAGGTTTACGACCACGTTCAATTCTAAAACTTTGATTATTAACATCAAATTCTACAGTAACTAACATATGCTTTGCATTAGTTTTGTTAATTAAGTTTTCTTTTTTAATGTTTGTTAATGCAGTACCATACAATGCGTAGCTCAATGCATTAATCATGGTAGTTTTACCCGTGCCGTTGCGTGATCCGCTATCGTCCCCACCTAAGTCAACGTTCTCACCTAATACTAGTGTCAGTGCTTCTTTGTCAAAATCAACAGCTTGAGTTTGATTTCCTACGGATAAGAAATTCTTTACAGTTATATTTTTAATTTTGAACATTATAGATTATTATAGATATCTAGTAGAACTTTTTTATCGAACGAATCGCTTTCAATTGCGACCAGTTGTTCTGTTACGATTTGATCAACACTTTCAAATTTTGAGTCAGCAGTATCATCAACTACTGCATCTAAATTATCTTTGTCTTGAATTAGGCTAATTTCTCGAATGTCGTGCTCTGCAACAAATGTTTCTTTGATAAAGTTTGCCTCTTCGAAACTAATATCAATGTCAAGATTAACCTTTAAGTACATTTTACTCTTCATCAAGGTGTCTTTTTCGTCAAGCAACCTGCTGAGTTTTAAGCTACGGAACTTAGGAGCATCGGGCCAGAGTCTAAATTCTGGCTTGCCGCCCCAGGACATGAACATCATTCCTCTATCATCGTCCCATGTGTCTGAGAAATTGTGAGGAAATGCATTGCCAATGTAGACAATTTTATCTCGTTGTTGACGTTTATGGAAGTGTCCGCTAAACACATAGTCTTGATGCTTGAAGTGTTCGGCTTTAAGTTCACCGTGATCAGGCATCTGCACCATGGCGTTCATATAGAACAACGGCAATTCAAAATGCCCAAACATGTATTTGCTTTTAACTTGACTAATAGTCTTCCATTCATCGCCTACTAGCCACGGTACTAACGTAACGTCTCCAACAGTTGTTACTTTTCAACCACAGTAACACCAGGAATGTGACGTCCAAATGACGAGCTATGAATATCACGCTTGTCTTTATAGAACAGATCGTGATTACCTGGAAACCAGTAGAACTGCTCAAAGGCAGCACCTAGCTTTTCTAGGCACCTCATACTAGTATCTAAAGTAATTAGATTGATAGAGTTGCGATTGTGATGCCAGTCGCCAAGAAAGATACAGGTTTCGCACCCTTCTTTCTTAGCTTCTGCAATAAACCAATCTACAAAGTCTTCACAATCCTGATTGTGTGTGGCACTGTTGGACTTGAGTCCGAAATGTATGTCTGTGAAACAGGCAACTTTCTTGAATAACTGCATTAATGTGAGTCTCCTACTTGATAGTATAGCAGGTTATTGTTATGCAGATCAAGCCCCTTCTTCTTCTTCGATGTCCGGTTCTTCTGATTTTGGCTGTCTAAAATGTTTATACAACTCTGCTTGGCGTGCAGTCTCTTCAGCGAACTCGTCTCGGTATTGTCGAGTTGAGCTAGGAGTTAATCCGTTAACTTCTAACATATCATCCCGAATATTTTGCATTTTCTTTTCAATGTTTAACACTCTGGTAAAACTGTTAGTTACTGCGGCAGTGTAATATGCAAACGGATTTTCAGATTTAGACTCGTCAAATTGTAATCCAATCTGCGATAACTGTAGAATTGCTTGTCCACGCATCTCTTCGTTGTAGGTATAGCCACGCCAATTAGATCTTTGTGCATATCGCTCGCTTAATTTAATAAACATCTTACCTAGATTTTCAGTAATACGACCGTGCTCTTTTGAAAATGCACCAGAGTCAACAGGACCTTTCCAATGACTTTTTCCTACACACACTAGTTCATCATTCTCGTTGTATTTCCAGTGTTGGAACGGAGGAAAGTTAATCTTGTCGTGAGCATCTGCTGTGCTTTTAACTGTTTTCTTACGCCCTGGTGCAGTAGGAATATGATCAAAAGTCATTACTCTAAACACTAAGTCTATTTTTGGAATAGTTTTGTAGTCAGGAGTGCATTCTGCTAACTTTATTTTCTTATCTCCTGCGATCCTTGCTTCGGTAAATGCAATAATCCCTAATCGTTTAGCACGATTTCTTTTTGCTTCTGCTGCTGTACGAATATTAATCTTGTCAACACTAGGTAAAATTAAATCATGTTGGCTGTATTCTGGACTGGTAAAACTTGAAAAAGTATTCTTACTCTTGTGAATCTCTGCTAATAAATCTTTGTTATTAAGGTACCGGACTTTGCGGCCAGTTGGTGATATTGTTATGGACATCTATTGATTGTCTCCTTTTGTAAAGTGTAGCATTTTAACTACACCGCAGTCAACCATTAAAATGGTGTTTTATTTATTGGGTTAAATACACTATAGGAGATATTACGATGCCGTGGAGAGTACTACCGTCCGGTGAACTATTGGAAGTTACCAAAGCAGAATTTGATGCTTGGAATACTGCAAATGGATTACCTACAATTGACCAGCAAAAAACTGGCACCGTCTATGCTAAAACACTAGCAGAGGATGCACAAGCCAAAGTGAATGAAACTCGCCAGTCTTCGGCTAGGTCTTCACAAGCAATAGAAACTTCTCTACAAAATCAAACTCGTGCCGACGGCAAAGTTTTTCAAAATGAAAGTACTACTAGATTTCTAGAAAGACAAAATCAAAGAACAGATATAACTCCAGAACAACGTGCTAGGAACGAAGCTAGGATTCAAGAATTAACCGCAGAAAAAGAACAATTAGCTGCGGATGCTGAATTATCTCAAACCGAAGTTGCCGCCGCCCTAGAAGGAAAACAAGCTGCTGAAGAAGAAAGAAAAGATGCAGAATCTAGATTTGATGAAACAAAATCTGCCTACGAAGAAGTTAGTGATTTAGAAGATCAAGAAATTCGAGACGATGAATTGCTTGCTGATGCAGCAGATCCTACCGCAACTATTAAAATAACAGATCCTGATCTAATAAATGACTCTGAATCAGATGCAGAAACTGAAGCAAAGTACGCAGATCCTAACAATACACCTAACGAAGATCCTTTCTTACTTTCGGGCGACGATTATTCAAATGAAACTGATGATTTTGATCTATCAGAAAGATATGCACCTTCTGATTCATCAGACGAATCTTATGCAAAAGAAAATAGAAGCGGAGTTCCAGTTGGTGCTGAACGATCTAGGTCGATGACAAAAGCTTCTGCAGACTGGGCAGAAACAAAAGACCTTAGAGCTATATTGAGAGTACCGCAATCTTATCTTAAAGGCCCAGCTGCTGGCCCCGGAAAAATTCTAAATGACTTTGGGGGAATACTGTTTCCCTACACTCCTACAATTAGTTACGACAATCAAGCACAGTACGGTTCAGTGAACCCTGTTCACAGTAACTATACACAATATTATTTTAAAAGTAGCCAAGTTGGTCAAATTTCAATTAGTGCAAAGTTTACAGTTCAAAATGAAAAAGAAGGAAAAGTTTGGTTGGGCATCGTACACTTGTTAAGGTCCTTGACTAAGATGCGTTGGGGCAAAGATTCAAACGCAGGAAGTCCGCCACCAGTCTGCAGATTAGAAGCATACGGTGATTATGTTTTAAGAAATGTTCCTGTGGTAATTTCTAGTTTTAAATTTGATCTACCTGATAACGTAGATTATATTTCTGTTGGCGGTGAATATAAAAACAGTTTAGTTCCTTCTATTACTACTTTTAACATTGGATTAAATGTTATGTACAGTAGAAGAGAAATGCAAGACTATTCAGTTGACGATTGGATTGCAGGAGACCTTAGAGGCCAAGGATATCTATAATGTATTCAAAAACAAGTCCGTATTTTACAACCAATGTTACTGGGTCTTATCTTGACTTATTAAGTCTTAGAGATATTCCTGCACAAAGTGATGATATCCTGTTTACAGTAACTCAACAATATTCTAATCGCCCTGATTTATTAGCATATGATCTGTATAGTGATGCTAATCTTTGGTGGGTATTTGCTGTGAGAAATAAATCAGTTATCAAAGATCCTGTCTTTGATATGATGCCAGGACAAAAAATTTACTTGCCTAAATTGTCTACTATTAATTCTGTATTAGGATTGTAATATGACATCAGCTACTACTGTAGTTTTTAAAACAAAAACTGAAGCTATTTCTCAGCCTTCTCCTACTGGTGCTCGTACTGCTAGTAACACTCCTGGAGAAACAGAAAACGTTCTAAACAGATATAGAAACGTTACTTATAATCTTACGTTGGCTGCACTAACTGCTGATAATTTAAAAGATCCTAGCGGTTACAGAAATAAAAAATTAAAATATGTAATTGCTTCTTCAAAAGGAAAAGGATCTAAAGCAATTTCAGAAGACATCACCGCCAAGCGAACGGATATCTTTGAAGATACAAATATTGAAGAAGATGGCAGATTTTTAGGGACAGAAAAAAAATTAGCAGGTACTAAACTAGATTTTAGTGCTAAAGAAATAATTCAAGAATTTAACAAAATTAGTCCTGGAAAGTTTGATATTTTTATTGACGGACTAGAAGTAGAAACTTTACTAGCACCTAACAAACAAACTGGCCCAGCTATTGCTACCAAAGTTAAGTTTGAAATATTTGAACCTATGAGTGCTAACGGCTTCATTGAAGCACTGCACGTCTCTGCCCTGGCTGCAGGATGGACTGGATATCTCAATGCTTGTTATGTAATGAAACTTGACTTTATTGGTTATCCTGACGATGTACCTGGACCTGTTTCAGATTCAGAAGTAATCAATGCTACTCGTTATTTTCCTATTAAATTAACTGGCACTGAAATGGAAGTAACAGAAACTGGCACAAAATATAGAGTGAGTGCAGTTCCTTACAACGAATCAGGTTTTGCAAATCCTAACACCATTTATACAGATATTTCTTTTGG